GGTCCTTGAGCGGTTCGTCTGTATTTTCCATATCGAAAAGGCTATTCCCAGGGCGGAATTCGCTAGGACGTATGAGAAAAGTCCTACCGAGCAAACCCCCAAAAAGGGCTTTAACATCATACACATCTCGTAGAAGTTCTTCATTACTAGCAGCAAGCATAGAAAAACAAATGTGCTTAATGCTAAAAGTACCCATGCCGCGTAGTCGGGAGGTGTATTCGTCTTTGTAATCATAAATATCCGTTAAAATCTTAATTGCCTCTGGATCTCCCACTATGCCGGCGGAAAGCTCTGTTGCTACGAAAATAGCCGAACCGCCGGTTTTAGGAGTTCCTGTCTTTTTGTCTGTTTCCGTTCGCGAAAGCTCATCAAGTATACCCTGAATCGACGAGCGACCGCTAATGAGTTTTGTGTTATTGACAACTTTCACCATTCTCTCACATAACTTTACTGGATCTCCTTTCCTCTGAATCGCAGAATCCGCAAGAATGAGTGTGTATATATTAGGATAGACACGCGAATCTCCGAAGCGGCGATAACAATTATCTCTCATTACCGCCGCTATAGCTGTATAGGCAGACCATCGCCAGAAGCTAGTTGGAGACTCTCGGTCTTTCGTGTGTGCAAGGAACGAGTCCACAAACGTCACAGGCCGCCTTTGCAAAAAGACTAGAACTTATCTGAATTCTCGTAGTGGAACTCCATCATACAGTTAAAGGCAGCGGCAATCAAATGAAACTTCTTGTGTCCTCCTAACTCCGTGTGGTCGTAAGATCCCCCGTCCTGGTAATCCACTAAGTGCTGAAAAGCGTGATTCACCGGCGATTTTTCCCCCGCCAAGCGGCTCTTGTGCCAATTGAAATCGCCGTACTTTTTAGCTCCTACTCCCGCCAACAAAGCCATGTAATACCAAAACTGTGGGTCCAAAATATCGTAGCGGGTGGCCACGGGAAGTCGGGTGGCCACTGCGGAGGGTACCTTTACTGTATCCCCGCGAGCTTCTTTAGGATAATCTGAAAATTCGTCTATAGCGCTGTGAAAGTAGGAAGGTACTTTTGGCTCTATACCAGGGTTAAATTTTAGTGAGCTAAGTTTAACTCGTAATTGTTTGTTTTCAACTCTCAATTTATCGTTTTCTATCTTAACCATCTCTATTGTTTCTCTAATTTGCTTCATCTGTTCTTCTCTTTTCATATCTTCAAATCCTCAATCTCCATCCAATTAGTTTTTGACCAAGATGCTTCACAAGGAATAGTTAGCTCAAAATCACGACTAAGCGAACATTTCCTAAAGTCTACAGGATGCTCAAGTAGACGCTTGCTTATCTGTACATATTCCATCTCCCTTCCTTCTCTTACCTCTGTAAAGAGGGAATCGTGAGACTCACTTAAAAATCTTGTGTACCCGCTTGTCGCGCTATATATAGCTGGCAATGCCTCTTTAATGATATCTGTTACCACCGCTTGTGGTAAAAAACTAATACCTTCATTGTAGGTGCCTTCGTTGAGTCTTCCGAAGAAGTCTCGGCGTCGTCCATTTGGAGCAACAAGAAGACGTTTTGTGTCAATTTCTTTTACTACGTCACGGTGAAACTCCGCTCGTATGTTTGGTTGCCGCCCATGACATACTTTTAATATACGTTCACACTCTTTTAGAGGTTTGTGAATCATCAACATTAGCTTTAATGCTTGAATGTTCCGTTCAAAAGCGTGACGTGCAGTTTTAGCGATTAGATACCGCTCTTCCCCCACTCCCTGCTCATTCAGCACAAGTTTGTTCTTCTCTATTTCCTCAGGCTTACAACTATAAACCCACGATCCAGTAAGTCTGTGAATACCGATAGGCGAATCGAACACTTGGAGAATATCGTAATCTCTCGCGAGCACAGCATCAACTCTTGCTTCTGCTTGCGAAAGATCCATTTCAACAAACGTGTAACCTGGTGTTGGGACGAATATGGACCGAATGTCTTTACCATAAGTCTCCATGTCAACAGTAAAACCGTGCTTTCCTATTGTCTGAAAGCTGTGGCCCATGTTTTTGAGTTTTACTTTGCCTTTCTCGAAGCTAAGATAGTAGTCAGTTGTTTCTCCAGCAGTCGTTCTACCTGTTTCTGCTCCCGCAAGGTTAAACTCGCATCTGTGACGCTTATCTGGATAGAGTGGAAGTCGCAGGTATTCAATAACCTTATGTAATTTTCGGCAATCAATAATCGTTCGGAGGATTTCTTTTCCTTCTCTTGGGCTTTGGCAGCGGGACATCCACATGAGAAGTTCGAGAGACTCCTCGTCGGCCTTATAGGTGCCTGAGACATTTTTCTTTATCCCCTTTATTACATCAAATTTAAGTTCGTCGTAAACTAGCTTGCCCACACGCTGAGAGCTGAGAGGAGAGATTTCCTCACCTACGAGTTGTCTGAGCTTGTAGACGTAGGTTTCGTAGAGGCTTTCGTACTTTGCGAGTAAATCTTTTCTCCTGGTATCGTCAACAAGGATTCCGTTATCTTCCATTGCTGCGTAGATTGGGAGAATGCTGATGAGGTTATTATACACATATTCCGTTCCTTGTTCTCTGTGTTCTTCAAGTTGCTTACTGTAAACTTGATGGGTAGCGAGGCTGTCCTTAGCATTATAAAGGTACAATCTTTCACGGCTATAGCTTCTAGGGTCAAATTCTTTGCCTTCATCCTTGAAGTAAGGCATGTCAGTATATATGGAAGTAAGAAATCCCAGATTTTTTGGAAATTCAGCATAAAGGCACGAAGCTCCTAGAAGTGTGTCACCAGAGACGTTGTTAACTTCAAAGCCAAACCGGCGGAGTTTACGCCAGTCGAATTTTACGTTTTGATTGACTTTCGGTAGCGACGAACTAAGAAGTTTAGCCACTTGATATAACATGAGTACGCGGTCATCCTCAGGAATCTTATAGTCGAGGATTGGGACGCAACAACTTTCATATCCGTCGAAGCAGAAAGATATGCAAGTAGGGATGTTGGCATAAGTTTCAATGTCAAATACAACAAAATTGGCATTTGGGTACGACCTTTCTACAAATAGTCTGAACTCGCTGGCAGTCTTCGCTACCCAACACTTGCCTATCTCCGGTATTGGGTCTGAGCGGTCGAGATTGGATGCAATCTTTGAGAAGTCATTGAGAGTTATAAACTCCATCTTTGGGTCTTCGTACAAGTACGGATTGGGGCCGAGAGCGGGGATTACACGCAACGTGTGTAGAAAATCACCTTGTACGTTTTTGTTAGCCGGCAATATACTACCACGAAACTTCCGTATGTCGTGGAGGTCCGTAAGAAAGTTAAACGCAAGTTCGCTGAGCGGTACCAAGACATTCGGTTGTATCGTCCTTATCTCCTGAAGGAGAATTCCCTTATACTCTTCTGTTAAGAGAGGGAGATTCTCCTTAGGTTTTTTAAGATTGATCTTCTCTTTTATTAAAGCTGTCACGTACAGTTCGTCGAATTTCAAGTGTGTACCTTTGCAAAGAGATCGTAGTTTGTTCTCTTGATCCCCTGACAAGGCGTAGCCACACGAAACATCATAGTCCGTCGCACCATCAGCAATGAAGATGGCAGGAGCGGAAGAACGACCACGACCGGAGATCAAGAGGAAGTATCTCCTAGTTTCTCTAATTCAAAATTAATATAGACTTCGTGCCCGTGATCTATTATCACTTTACCTTCATCTGTTTGTAGAAATGCTGGAACACATCTTGCATGAATGAAAGCATCCCATTCTTCTACAAAGTGACATGCTCCGGGCTTACCACAAAAGTAGCATTTTTGGGGTTCATTTACTACGTCCCTTACAAAACTATTCTTAGTTGGTGTTATTCCGCCACAGGGCATTTGGTTCCTTTGTAATCAAACTCCGCCACCTGTTCTACAATCACTGTGATTTTGAAACCTTTAGAGAACTCAAAATTTAGAACAGGGGCATCTGTTTGGTAGCAACCTTCTTCTTCAAAAAGATTTTTTAAAGAAGCAATAGCGTTCTCTTCATTTGCTGCACTGTCGTAGTAAGTCAACATCACAGTGTCCCCGTTACTGCTGGTCCCTCCGCCCCGCCGTTTGGAGTGACTGTAGCCTGAAAAGATATAGGCTGCCCGGCGTCGTGTTTTGCCAAAAATGCAAACTTGTCTCCACCTATGCCAAGCGAAAGTACGTAAGAAGCTCCTACTGGCAGAGTTATTTTTGATGCCGGCACATTTAGGGAGCCTGAGCAACCCAAGGTTATGGCGGTAGCAGGAAAAGCATCAGCTTGTACTGTACATGTTAATGCTCCTGCTACCATTAGTACGCGTCCTGGCACTGCTACACCGGGCGGAATTGGAGGAGTGTAGGTTACCTGGGCAAGGAAGAGGAGAAAGATAGTTTTCATACAAGTACTTTCCCATCTACTGAAATTTGTGCTCGTACGTATCCTATCTTTTCTAGGCTAGAGCAACAAGTTAACATTTCGCCTTGGCATATTTCAATCTCTTCCATAGTAAAGTCCCTTTCTTCATCTAGTTGAATTTGAATAGTTATATACATGTTTCCCTTCCTTTTGGTGTTGCTGGACCCCTCTTCTTTTTATCGCAGAGGATGCCGCAAAACGTTCGACTGTACACGTTGCCAGTTCCAGGTATTTGTGTATTCCCCGGAAGTCCAGAAAGAGCTAATACGGTACGGCTTGCGAAGTCCCCTTTCCATACGGAAGGAAGTTGTCGATCTTGTTGGACAAGCGCCCTGCGTAATTGTCCACATAAAGGTGAACATCAAGCTTTTTCATAAGATGCAAGTCGGTGTCCAGCTCGAAAGCCGAACCTTCTTCAGCGGTGACTTTCTTTCCGCTTACACTTTCTTCCAAAGCTGGCATCATCATCCAGCCTTTAGAATTAAAGTTGTGTCTGATCTCCTTTCCGCCCGTGCCTTCGATTGTGAAGTAGTACCAAATGTTGACGGAATCTCCCGCCGCTGACTTTTCAGGAGGGTCAATTTTAGTAATTTGTGCCCCCCACCACTTCGCTTCTACAACTTCTGCACGTTTGATGTCTGCTGCTGTTATCTTAATGATTGGCATGTCTGAGTTTTCCCTTCGGGTTGTTAGTTGTTAATCGGAACCGTCTGGTTTCTTAGATCGGTTTAAGAGAGATTCTTTAAGTTCGATAAGTTCGCCAATGATTGCACTAGCTTCGTTTCGGGATATGTCGGACCAAAGTTCGAGAGTTCGATCTACTCTTTTCTCAATAAAAGCTTTCCTCTGGGCAAGACTAAAGTTACAGTCTATTGCAAGCATTGCTATGTAGTCAAGTTGCTTTTCTGTTGCAAAGTTATGGTAGTCAAGTTTCACTTCAAGTACCCCATCATAACTTCATAGAAATTCTTTCCGGTGATGTCCACTTGACCCTCCGGGAGTTTTTCATAAGAGGTTCTTGCCAAGTCTCCACGAAAGAGCACATAAAACTTCTCGTGCCCATTTACAACTTTCCGCTCAAACTCGAAAATGTGATCGAAGTGAGTTTGGATATTTTCACTGATTTTGTCACGTATGGAGAGTTTCTTGCCAATAAGAACACTTGGAGCGTATTCGTTATCACTATTCGGATCTTTACCAAATCTATCTATATAGTGAGCACTCACAATTATGTTTTGGAAAGGTAAAGACTTCATGAAAGCCATGTAATCGTAGGCCGCTTGTGCCTCTAAGCCGTAGTCTTCAATGCCGGCCATTGCAATAGGTCCAATAAAACGACCTTTTTTGTCCCCAGCTTTATTACTACCTGTGTGTGTAAGCCCAATACTTTGGCAAATGAAAGCGTAATTCTGATTGGTTATGGAATCCGTGACAAAGGTTTTCGGGAGCGGCTGCCCTACGCTTGCCATTGTCATCATTCCTTCTAGTTTCTTATTTAGTGCGGGTATCAAACCGTCCATCTTTGGCGGATAGTAGGTATACGTGATTTCCGAGCGGTCAATCCAAGGCGCTCCAAGCAAACCTCTTATACGTCCATCAAAATCCATAAACTCTATGGGTTTAGGAAAAGAGGCTTCAGCTACAGTTTTACCACTTCCGCTGCGGCCTACAAAAAGAGCGACAAAACGGGAGTCGGGAGAAAGGTCAGAGGCTTTGGGCACAAGTCACCTTTATACCAAACTGATTCTCTCCTTTAAAGCTAATGCCAGTCCAATCAATTTCTGCTTTTATTGGAAGTCGCATATTTTCAAAAGAAAACTCTTCTATACTATTCTCCGCTTCTAGTGTCATATACTTTCTGTCTGGCGACATTGTTACTTTCATCTCAGTCTCCCCAGCAAATAAATTCTTTTTTCATTTTCCATTCATCCTCATCACAATCTCAAAAGAGCCAGAACCCGGTTCTGTCTTAACACTCTTGATCTCGATAGTTGTTCCTTTCGCTGAGCCTGCTTCCATTTCTGTCAGAATCGCTGTTTCTAGCTCATTCTCTGGCTCAAGAGTTATGGAGCGGCGATGGTGGTCGAAGTTGAAGGAGATTTTCACAAGTTATTCCTCAAATATCTCTACATCTGCGTCAATAGCTTCGTAATTTTTCATAAGCCACTGTGGAAAGGTTAAGAAGTCTTCTTTAGGCTTTTCCTTCCACCAAAGACGATATTCCTGTAATGCCTTTTCTAAATCTAGTCTATATGGTACATTCATTGCTTTAAAAGAAGCATTATTCCAATCATCTCCACTAGTTATGATTACCTGTCTAGTTTGGTTCATGAAATCCCCATCTCTTCCAAAAGTCTCTTTTTTTCTCTTGTCTCTTTGTGATCTGCTCTTTGTGAGCATTGTGGGCAACGTGGGCGTGTTAACCGGAGGTCTGCTCGTGTAAGTACAAACTCGTTAGTTTTGCAAACTGCACAGCGGGTTCTTTTACCTACAAGTTCTTCTTTAGGTACTTTTGTAGTACAGTCAGGATCGTCACAACCGTAGGTATTGGTACCCCGGCGGCGAATATAGATGTGTACGTGGTTAAGGGAGGGCACAGGAACCTACTAATTTTATAGCTAATATGTCTGTTACTTGACAAAGAAAATACTCTTGTGGACCAATATTTTTTAAATATTTCCAATTTAACGTATCTAGATATTTTATAACTTCTTTTTTATCTATCCAAAATTTTACGTCTGTGTTACTTACACAATAAGGATATCCTCCGGAATTTTTATCTAAACCTTGAGGATAGCCTTCAACATCTATTATAAAATATTTTTGATTAAAAAGTTCACAGATTTTCATGACACTCTCTCTCCTTTCAAATCTTCTACCCAACAGGCTACGCCGTTCGCTTCGTATTCTGCCAGCGCTTTGAAAACCTCATCTTTTTCTTTTGAGCACAAAAGTATACACTTACCCGCTGGGGAATCTCTCATTAGGAAATAGCCGGAGCGGGGGTGACCGGACCAAGGACCGACACGGAAGCTCATTGTATTCTCCTTTTTAACCATTCTATTGCTTCTTGATGTTGTTGTTCTGCTTCTGCCCAAGTTGAGCACCTAGCTTCATAATCTATTGAAGGACCGAAATCATTATCATCTTCACATTCAAAAATCATTGTTTCAAAAAGGATGGGTAGACCTTCTCTTGTATAGTTATGTTCTATGCCTAAGA